AATATTTGTGTACCCTTTATACCAAAAATACTGGCAACTACAAGTACCCATAAATTGGTGAACCATTTCGGAAGTTCGTGAAAATACTCAAAGAATAGCTTCACTTTCTCCATTGCAGTCGGATCGTCCGACATAACTGCCCACATTAACACCACGATGGGCGCTGAAATAATCACAAGAACGAATTCGTCCTTATAGTCGTTTTGTCTAGCTTCTAAAAGTTTGCCCTGGTAAGATTCCTCACCTCGAGCCATCTTTTCTGCGTGCATTAACTGTGCATCAGACATAGCCATCTTAGTTTTTTGTCTATTTGAATATATTTTAGCTCCTGCTTGCATTGCTATCTTCGCTAAACTAAACCATGCCATTATCTACCTACCTTTCTCATTGCTTTGTTGTGTGATTTCTTAAATGTCATACCTTTTTTCATGTCTTTTTTCATTTGAGCCATATGTTTTGCACTATGATGCTTTTTATGTTTTTTTAAAAGTTTTTTTTCTTTTTTATCAATCATTAATTGTCCTTTTTTAACTCACTTGCTAAAATTGTCTTTTCAATAGACGTATCAGCACGTAAATTTGCTAATTTTTCGTTTTGATCAAGCTTTTCGTCTTGTGTTTCTTTGTTCATCATTGCTCTCATACGGTCAAGATTGATTCTCTCTTCACCTTCTTGTTGTTTTCTAGAATTTTCTTGTGCTTGTAAGTCTAATTCTCTTGCTCTAAGCATTGCAATAGGGTCATTTCCAAATTTAGAAGTAATTTTTGTTTCTTCCTTCATGTATTCTTCCATCATTTCAGCAATTAACTCTGCTTTTCTACCTTCAATACGTTGTTGAAGTGCCATTGACTCTCTTTGCATCTGTGGGTTCATCTGTGCTTGTTGCATCATTTGAGCTAGTCTAGGTAATTCTTCTCTAAACTCTAATTCTATCTGTTCTTGTGCCATCAAACTAATGTGTTCAAGTATATTTTTTTGTATTGCAGCTCCGACCATAGGTGCATTTCTTACCATGTTTGTTTGTAAGAAATTTAAGTGCGCTGTAATGTGTGCTTGATGATCTTGACCAGGAAAAGCTTGAAAAGGTTTACCTGCTAACGCATCAATATGTTCTAACGCTGGATCTTTTGGTGTAGGTGGCTGTGGTTTTTTTAAAATTAAATCAATATCTTTTACACCCAACGCTTCATACATATTTCTATACACTTCATACTGATTGTGAATAGCTGGATTCGAGGCAGCCAGTTGCATCTCTGTCTGTGCGAGGGAGATCCGTTGTGTTTGGGAAAAAATATTTGGATCTGCAACTGGCAATATATCTACTCGATCATCAAAGTCTAATTGTTTGATTTGCCTCTGTCCTCCGATGACATCATAGGGGTAGATTGGAGGTAGATATAATTTGAAAACTCTTGCTAATAAACTAAATTCTTTTTTCATCGACGCGTATAATCTTTTGTGAATAGCAGACATTGTTCTGCTGCCTCTTTCCAGCATAGCTACCGTCGTGCCCACTGCTGCTTGCTGATTCCCATCTCCTACTTGCAAGTCTGCTATTGAAGCAAATCTTTGACCTGCACTAACCACGACGCCCATAAGTGATAATAATGTTTGCGATGGTTCTTTGAAAGGAAGAGTCATGAAAGCATCTCTTAAATTTCCACCAGGAGCATCTACATCTCTAAACTCTCCAGGTTGAATAGCTTGTGATTCATCTCTCATTTTTATACCACGCATTTTAAATCCAGCTGGTAAGTTGGATAAAGTTCCTGCATCAAGTAGTGATCTTAAAGCTGATGTTGCTGTTCTAGATAATCCACCAATCATGTGAATTAATCCAAAGCCATAAAAGCCAAGACCGGGTAAAAATTTAAAATGAACAAAGTAACTAATTTTGCTTTTAGTTACATCACCAATTTCATAGTTTCTTCTAATAGATAAAACTTCTTTCGAAGCTTCTTCAATTGTTACAATGTAAGGTAGTTTTATACCTGTTGGATCTCCTCCAGCAGTGACGTCATTGAATCCGTCAATGTCTAAATTAACATGACACTCTAATAAAGAATACATTTTTTCATCTTTACCTTTTCTTGTGCCATCTAATTCTCTTTCTTTTTTATCTGTTTCTGATTCGTTTACATAAGCAGGATTTAATTCTATATCTCTATAGAAACCACCTACTTGTTGTTTTCTTAATTCATTTTCAGAAATTTTTATTGTGTGTATGATTGCATCTGCATCTTCTAATGATGTTGCAGTGTAAGGTACAACTAAATCATCTGCGGGTACAAATTTAGAAACAGCTCTACCCATAACAGAATCATAATAAACTTTTTTAAATGCAGATCCTGATAAAGGTAAATAAAATAACATTTGATCAAACTCAGCTTCATATTCTTTCATCTCAGACATGATTGTGTAATTCATAAAATCTTTTACACGTTGAGCTTGTTGTTCTCTGTCTGCTGTTGGTAAACCAATAATCTGTGTTCTTACAGGACCTTGTGCTGGTAATAATTCTTTATAAGCTAATGATTGAAACTGTGTAACAGCTTCTGCTAGTACAGGGTGCGTGGCACCAGAAGCACCTTTGAAAGGTTCTGTTTTACTTTCGTATTTGAAACCTAGTAAATCTAATCCTGATGTATATGCTTTTTCCCAGTCTCCTCTAGATGATTTATAATCTTGATAGTTTGCAGACAACTCTTGACCAATAGGTGCAAGAATATTATCGGGTAATAAATCTGCTAAATTAGAAAAATGATCTTGGCTCTGTTCTAAATTTACTTGTGATGGATCAAAATTAATATCAACACTGCCGTCTTCGTTTGTTTGAACGTCGACAGGTGCTTGTGGGTCTTTTTGTGTCTGTTCTAATTCTACCTGTAAATCTTCTGGACTAGGTATTTTTATAGTTTGCTCAACGTTTGGAAGAGCTTTGTCTACGTCTGCCATTTATTTTCTCCAATCGAACCACTCTAACCTTTTTAGGAGGAATATTCAACCCTTTCGGATTAGGCCCTCTTAATGGTGGTGCTCCTGTTGTTAGTTTAGTCTTCATAAAAGTCATCAAAGTCTTTAGCAGCATCTGCCTGAGCTTCGGCTCTTCCAACCGCAAACTCACCTGATTTCATTCCTTTAACTGATTTACCTGTTGCAAATTCTTCCATAGTTCTTGTGTCAGATCCTAATATTTGATCTAGGTCTTCAAGAACTTCTGCATCAAAATCTGCATTACCATCTGGATCTACATTTACAGGAACTTCTTCTTGTGCCATGAAGTCTCCTGGTCTCTTAACAGCTTTACCTGTTTTCTCGTCTATAACTTCATAACCTGGTGGTGTGTAATCTATCTCATAAGATTTATAATAATCATTTTGTCCTTCAACAAACACTCGACCATCATCTGATTTTGTTACTTTAATTCCTGGTAATTCTTTAACTTCGTATTCCATTAAATCTGCATCTATTTTTTTACCAACGCCTCTATTTATAACTTTATCTATAAAGCTTGGAAACCATTCAGGCATGGTTGTTGTTGTGTTTTTTAATTGTTGTACAACCGGTGCTGCTTTTTCTGCAAATTTAAAATACTTTCCAACAATAGGTAATGATGCAAGACCACCCATAATTTTTATAAATTTTCTTCTACTTGGATCTTTTGGTCCTTCTGCAAAACCCATACGTCCAGTAATTAAACCACCGTCCGCTGCACCAACCATCATTTCATCATATTTTTCTTGAGCCTCTAGGTCTTCATCTAGTCTCTCTTCATCTGTTAATGCTTGTCTTCTTTCAAACTCTTTGTATAAATCATAGGCTGCACCGGCTCCGATGGTTGCTAATCCAACAGGTGTAAATGCTCTTGCAGCTCTTCCAAAAGGATTCATAGCAAGTCTTCCTGCTTTAGATAAAAGACTTGTTCCTTTAGGTGCAGCTGATCCTACAAGTTCTGGTGCTAATAAACTTGCGCCGGCTGTTTTAATATTACCTTCACTTAATTCATCTGCTGCAAAGGCAGCTGCCACACTTGGTTGTCCTAAAACTTTTAATGCAGTCAAGAGTCCTTTGCCGGCAGGTTTTACAATTTCTTCGTAACCAGCTTTTGCTGCAAGTATTGGATCAACACCTGCACCAGTTCTTGATGCAAGTTCTTGTAAAGCAGTTAATTTTTTATTTATCGCTCTTGTTAAAGCAGGATCTTTAACCGTTTGGGCAGCTCCTCTTAAAACACTTTCTGATGTTGGAACTTTAGTTCCCACTTGTTGTCCTTCAAAAAATAAAGAAATTCCTCCAGGAAGTTTATCTACTTCCTTACCAAATTTGTTTAGTAATTTTTGTCGATCAGCATCATTTTTTATATTTCTAGCTGCTCTTGTTAATCTATTGTTTATTAAATTTAAATTTCTGTTTGCATCTCTAAAAACAACTTCGTTGTTCCACCAATTTTCTTTTATTCCAAAGGGATGGTGAACTTCTAAAGCGCTAAATACGTTAGGATTTCCTTGTGCTCGAACAGCGTCTCTTAATGCAGTGCCAAGTTTTTGTTCTTTTCCTCTAATTTTAATTCTGGTATCTCTTAAATTTTCTTTTAACTTATATCCATCTAACGCTTTTTCATAGGTGCCTTTTCCAAACGTTTCATTTAAATATTTTTTCATACCATTATACGTTATGGTTTTGCCAGTTTTAGTATCTTTAAATTTTAATGTTCTATAATAATTATCTTTAGCCCACCGTGGAGTGCCATCTTCTTTTTTTGGAACGTTATCTATAAATTTTTTATTTAAAATAAATCTATTATCTCCACCTTTTGCTTGAGAGGATCTATACAGATCGTGCCAAATATTGTCTTGTGGTTTTTGTCCCGGTGGAAATATTCCTTTTTCTGAAACTATTTTAACTTGCGTTTTCTTATTTTGCGCGGCCACTTGTTTTCTATACTCATCACTAACTTCATATTTTTTTCTAGCTCTTTCTAAAATATTTTCTTTTTCTGTAGAGTAATATTCTTTTGCTTTTAATCTTTTTTGTTCTACTTTGATAGGATCTTTGCTTTCTCTAATTGTTCTCTCTTTTCTTTGTTCATACCTCTTACCAACATATCTTGCTGTTTCATAATCAGGATCTGATTTAGGCATACCAAATCTATATTTTTTAAAATCTAATTTTTTATTAGGAAATCTTTTTTTAATTTTATTACGTTCAGTTATAGGTAAAGGTTCAAAACCTTGATCTTTAAAACTTAGACCACCCATAGACATCGGGCGTCTAGTCAGATAGGACATCATCTCATTGTATTCGTGAATCTTCATTATAACCT